AGTGCCCTCATTCAATTGTGATGACATGAATTCGCCAGCAAATGCTTCAAACAACTTACGACCAAATTCATTTTCTTTGGCTGCTGTAATGTCTTCTTTAAGTGCTGTTAGTTCTGAACGTAGAGCATTAGAAATTGTACTTTCTACTAACTCTGCTGAACGTTTAACAAATGACTCTTTTGTTTTCAAAAGTAGTTCTTTGCCTTCTGCTACCATGCGTACTTTAGTTTCTACTAATTCACGCTTGTCATTGTGGAACTCTGCAAGTTCACGTGCTAATTGTTTTGTAACAAATTGCTTAGTTTTATCTAAGTTCTCTGCCACTTTCACACGGTCGTCACGTAGTTCTTTGACTTCGGTTGCAAGTTGAGAAGTAATGAATTTTTCAAGGATTTTAGCGTGTTCAGAAATTGCTTTCTTATACGCAACTCGTTCTGCGATTAGAGATTCGCGGTCAGTTTTAAATTCTTCCATTTCAGCACGGATTGCTGTTTCCAACATATTATCCATAGCTTCAACGATAACACCTTTATCGTGTTCGAATTTCTGTGCGAATTCTTCACGCAACTCGGCTGTAATTTCCTCTCTTGCTTCATTTAGTTTTGCTTCCATAGCCTCAGTAATAGCGGCACCAGCCTCTTCGGATAGTGCGCCGGACTCTAGAAGGTTAGCAAGGATTTCGTTTGCCATTGTTGCTTCTCCTGTTAAAGTTTCAATTCACGAATGAATTTAACTATTTGTTCTGATAAGTGCTGTTGCGCAGCCTTATCACTATGTGCATGTTGTGCGAGTTTCCAAGCTTGGTAACCGCCTTTCATGTTCATCAATCCCTCGTAGATCGCCTTCGGGTACGCCTCTGGTGCACTCGGTTGCGCTACGATATCTACTGTAACAATTTCGAAATTTTTCACATTACCACTGTTATCAACTTCACCAGAACCTCTTGATGAGACACCTAAAGTAGCGCCTGATTCGATTAGTGTTCTGATAATGTTACCCATGGGTGTTGGAACAATTTTCAATTTGCCATAGCCATTAGGACCATCCATCCACATATTCTCAATCATATGAGATACACGGTCAACATTTACTGTTAACTCTGGTGGGTGGTCACATTCACCAAGAACTGGAAAGCCTTCAGAAATTTTCTTCTGGACACTTTCCACTGCTCTTGAGATTTCAGAAACTGGATAAACACGTTGGTTAGCATTTTTAACGCCGCCTTGGACGAAAATACCTTCCATGAACATACTCTTTTCACCATTGTCATTCTCAACGATGCGTGATTGTACACCCGCTTGATTATGAGATAGCGTTTCAATAAGTATTGTCATTGTATTTCTCCTGATCTCTGTGGATTACTTTGCAGGTTTCATTGCTGGGGCAGATTTATTACCTGACACATTAACGTTGCCTGTATTCATATCTTTTGCTGCTTCACCCGTGCCGCCTGATGTGTTACCATCATTTGTTTTTACTGGTGCTGCATTTGAATCATCGCCTGGACGCTTTGCGTTTGCATTGACTGTTGATGCTACACTGTCGCCATCATCACCTTCTGATGCTGATACTGGTGTAACATATTCGTTCAACTCTTCATCGTCTGCTGACTCTTCTAAGTCTTCATCGTCTGATTCTTCTAGTTCTAATTCAAGTGATTCATCCATGTCTTCATCTGAATCATCTTCCATGTCCATATCCATGTCCATATCATCTTCTTCATCTGAGTCGTCACCTGCCATAATTTTTTCAAATTCTGCTTCTAGGTCTGCTAATGCTGACTCTAGATCATCTACACGTGCTTCGACATCTTCTTCTGAATCATCTTCCATATCACCCATCTCTAGGTCATCTAATGCTTCATCATCTTCCATCTCATCTTCGTCATAAAATTCTTCTGATTCGATTTCTTCTGCATCTGCTTCTAGTTCTGCTGCGTCATCTTCTGATTCTAGTGAAAGTTCACCTTCTTCTAGTTCTTCTTCTTCTGACTCATCTAGATCCTCAAGGTCTTCTTCTACAACTTCATCACTTTCGTTCAAAAGTTCCTCGTGGATTTGACGAGCGTTCTCTACGATAAAATCATGTAGTAGCTCTTCTGCTGCTGCACGTTCTTCGTTGATAAGAAGTTCTAGTACTTGTTCTAGTTTGCTTCTTGACATATTATGTCTCCTTATCTAAAGTTAAAGCCACGCCAAAATAATAGTGGCAAGGTTGTAGAAACACTCTTGTTTCAAAAGTATTTATAAGTAAATTTTTAATTGTTTGGGAAATAGCAGAAAAACGGCTATTTTCAGCCGTTTTTTAGTTGTAGAGATATTTAGTTTACTTCATATAGTTAAAACATACAATATAATTAAAATATTAAATATATTTTACATCTCAGGAGAAGATGAATCTGCTGAACCACCATATTGTGTTTTTAACTGTTCACTCTTTAAACTTTTTTCATAATTACGATAATCACGTATTTTTCTAAGTTTGGATAGATGTCTTAGAGTTAGACGAACCTTTCTGGTATCATCTAAACTTGCAACTACCGACTTATCTTCGGTGGGATCATAATTTTCTTTTAATTCTGAATATCTCATACTAGTATTTATGCCTCTTCGTCATTTTCTGAGTTTTCTGAACCATCAATAACTGAACCATCTTCGGTGTCATCAACATCAGTTTCATCAAAATCAAACTCACTATCACCAAAATCAGAATCTGATGGCACAGAACCAATATCTTTCATACCAAATGAATCTTCATTATTAGAAGCAATATCATTCTCTTCGCGCCACATTCTTTCATTTTCAAGTATCTCATCTTTTGATAAGCCTAAGAAACGCTCAAGTGCAAATCTCTTACTAATATAGTCAGACCCTTCAATAGATGAGAATACATTCATTGCAACTGCATCAACTTCAGACTGACGGAATTTACCAAAGTTTTGCGGATCATTAAATTTTAAATTAAATAGAGAACTTTCAACTTGAACTCCACGATGTTTTAAAAACATCTTAAATTCCCTATCAAACTCATCAACAATCAATGATTGAATACGTTCACAAAACTTTGTAAATCTAAACTCTTCGATCATTGCAGTTCCAACACGACCATCATTATAAATGCCGCTATCTCCGCCTTGACCAAGATAAGATGTAGGTACTCGCAAGCCACGCATTCATTTATCATTAAAATATTTTAAATCGTCAATTTGACCTAAGTTTTCGCCACCAGGGAGAGTTTCAACTTTGGATCCACGACCCTCTGCTGTTTGTGCAAAGAAATAATCTTCCATTATAGATAAAGGATTGTATGCACTATCTGTTACTGTCTGTCCACCGCCAGTCTTAGATGGAATACGTCTTTGATGAATTTCACCTTTAATACGTTCCAAATGCGCTCGGGCTTTATGTGTTGGCATTGAACCAACATCAATATAAAATACACGGCGTTCGGGTGCACGTTGTACACGATAGATAAGAATAGCATCTTCTAATAATTCTTTTTGCTTATAAACTTTAAAGATAGGCTCTAGAATACTATTACCGAACGGCCAAAAACCATCAACCCCTTCACTAAGTGAAATATGAATTACATGATTAGCATCAACGGGCGTAGATTTTTGTTCATTTGCAAACTTTGCACCTGCGCCACTATTATAGCCCTGCATTGTGTTACCATTTAAAGATGGCGCGCCCATTGAACCTACACCATGATTTGTTAGTTTACTTTGATCGGCAGTTACATTCATACTTTCAATATTGATGTCCATATCTTTAATATAATATGCTTCTACCTTCTTGCCTTTGCCCTCATTGACAATTACCTTATCAACTTTTGCAGGATCAACCCAGTATAATTGATACGTTTCTGGATCACGGACAAACATTTGATCTCCGTATTTGATGGCATTTCTAAAGATACGGAATATACGTTTGTTTAATTTATTAAGACTTACCCATTGTTTAAGTGTGCGACCAATAACATCACTTTCACTTTCTGTGGGCTCCTCACTAAAGTTTATCTCAAAAGGAATTTTATTCTGTTCATCTTTTAGTGTAGAAAATTCAGCAATAATATCAAGTGCAGCATTAACTTCGCTATCTAAGTCCATTTGATCATATTGTCCATATCGCTGCACACGATTGGGTTGTCCTTGATAAACTTCAGGCAACCAACTACTGTAACGTTTATTTGATGCTTCACTGCCGCTATCAGAGTTTGTAGTTGGTGACCGCTGCGGTAAACCATCATACGTTTTAAAATATTTTTTCCAAGTTGCCATCTTTAATTCCTATAAACCTTATACTAACATATTATTTAACAATTGTCAATATAATATTAATTTGTTATATTTCTATTATTTAATTATTTTTACTAAATTTACTTTAGTGAATTCACCATTTCTTTTAATACAGATAGTAATTGATCAATTCCTGCATTATGCGCCTTTACCTCATCACTATTGAAGTAATTACCAGGCAGCCAACTATCATCTTGCTTCATATCTTTAAACATTTCTTTCATTTGTTTTGCATAAGCTTCTTTATTGTCAGATTCTGAGAATTGTTTGATAAGTTCTTGTGCTTGCCTTACAATGTTACCTTCACCAGCCATTATCGCCTGCTTTCCACTTAGTCCTTCCATTGATTTGTCACCAATACCTACGCCAAAGCGACCAGGATTTAACTTTTTTAGAAGTTCTCTTACTGACAATGCGTCATAAGAAAATTCTGGTGCTGAACCTGCACTACCGGGTATTACCGCATTTGAAACTTGCATAGCACCTGCTGAAACCAAGTTAAATCCTGACTCTATACCCAATGCTACTTCACGTGCAGCACCTCTAAGCGAAGATGTTGCAGCGCCCATCTTTGCAATTTCTTGTGTTAATATTAATGATGTTTCTACAAGCGTAGTCAACGAACCTGCCAGGTCTGTTGCCTTCAATACTAGTGTCTCATTTGCCTCGCCGGCAAGTTTAGCAAATCGTTGTGTCTCAATTAAAGCATTTATCGCTTTATCTGCTTTAGATAACGGTACTTCACCTTTAGTAGCATCTTCGATTGTCTGCCCAACCTGTGCCAATTGCGTAACGATAGCCTGAGTCATACCTTCATTTAAATTTACTAATGCTTTGTTGTCTCTTGCAAATTGTAATATAGAATCAAATTGTGGTCCCATGTTTGCATATAATGCATTTGCTGCTTCGGGTCCTTGTGTCCTTGCAGTTTCTGCCATTTGTGTTATAAGAGGCAAAAGTTTTTGTCCAATTACATCGCCCTGTAACTGCTGTGCAACATCAGTCTGTAAAAAATCCTGAGTGCTACCTGCTGCCATGGCAGTTGCAATACCAGAACCTAATATTGATCCTTCGCCGCCAAATCTACCAACCATTGCCTCTACATTTTTTCGCATTTCAGGTTCCATCAGTGCTAATTGTGATGCAAATTGGTCTTGTTTTAATGTTTCTGCAATAAGATGTGCAGCATCCTGTAAATTAATTTTCATAACATTTGAGGTTGAAACCACGGTATCCATAAAATTATCCATGCCCATACGCATCTGATTATCTGACAATTTATCCAATTGACCAATTGAACGTACCGATTCCATATATGATCCTGCAATTTCAGCAACCTCACTGAATTCCATACCAAATCGTTGCATCATATCAGAATTGCCTTCACCCGATTTTGCCAAAGTATTAGCAAAATCCATTGATGCTTGTACTCCTCTTACACCAACAGCCTGAGAAAATTGCCTTGTAAAATTTGCTGCTTCCCCAAAGGTAAAATTAGAACGTGATATAGTTTGTGACAAATTTATTAATCCAGCACCTGCAGAATCCATACCTGCAAGTATACCCGATTGTCTCATTTCTTGTGCCATATCATATCTAGCACTGGCACCTTCAATTGTTTTAGTATTTGCCGCTTTTGTCGCTGCTCCAATTACAGTAACCACTGAAATGAGTTTCGTAATAGTATCTTTTGTTTCCTCAAAAAAAGATTCATTAGCTAAGTCAGCAGATTCAATGTTAGCACGTAAATTTGCTTCAGAAGTTGATAATCCTTGCTTTTCATATTCTGCTATACGTTTCGTAATATCTAATTGCTTTTTAGCAGTTCTATTCGTATCACTTAATATACTACTTAATGATGCAAGAAATCCAGTTTGTTTTTTGTTTGCAGCAACATTACTTTCATTGGTTGCATTACCTTGTTTTATTGCAGTCTCAGTTTTTTTCATACCGTTTACTAGATTTGAAAGTGAATTAGATGATTTAGTTTCGCCTTTTGATATTTTAGACAATACATTCATTATTTGTCGATTTATATTAGTATTACTACTAAATCCAGCATTTAGCGCATTTAGCACCTGCCGCTGTGTTGCTTCATTGCTCCACTGTGGTACGCCGGCGCCCAAACCTGAAATAAATACATCTTCTGCCATAAACTTTCTCTCTTTTTTAGTTATATTAGCATATAATAATAGGGTTAAATACTATTATAATAAATAAGTTATCAAGTGTATTTATCATCAGTAAAGGAAATACAATGAATTCCGAAAATCCATTAATTAAATATTTCAGAAAACCAAAAATATATGTTACATTACCAACAGGTGGTAGATTTAATCCAGAGTTAAAAACAACACTACTTGATGAAGTAGGTGTTAGCGCAATGTCTGCTATTGATGAAATTTCATTGAGAAATCCAGAAGCATTACTCAATGGAGAAGCGATTAAAGGCGTCATTGAAAGTTGTGTGCCAACTATAGGCGATCCAATGAAATTATGTAATATTGATATAGAAGCATTATTCTTGGCAATCCAATATGCTACATACGGAAATGATTTAACACACGAACACACTTGCAGTAATTGTAAAGAAATTGCAGAATATAAAATAGATGTTAATGAAATACTCAATCGTTTCCCTGATATAGACTACATTGATCCAATTCTTTTTGAAGATGTTAATATTCATGTCAGGCCACCTACATTAGAAAATGTAACACGTATGGCACTAATCGATTTGGAACAGAAAAAAATCATACAAAATTTACAAAAAGTTGATGATGACACAGAGGATATGGATATCGCAAGTAAATTCTATACCAGTTTCAAAAAAATTGCAACATTCAATGTAGACATGCTTGCAAATGCCATTAGTAGAATCGAATCACCTGATGCAGTAGTAGAAGATACAAATATGATATCAGAATTTTTACAAAACGTACCAACTACAGTAGTAGGACAATTGAATACTGCAATTGAAAAAATCGCTGTAAAACCAGAAGATTTAAATAAAATGCAATTCAAATGCGCAGAGTGTGATACAGTAGATGAAATTTATCTGGAGATTAATCCTATAAATTTTTTAGAAGCTGGCTAATATCAGTAAGTCAGCAAGAAATACAAGAAAAATCAGAAAAATACGAAATAGAGCTTGACAAGTTTCATAAAGATATGTTAAAGTTAACATGGTATATGAGAGGAGGAGTGAGCATATCAGAATTATATGATATGGAAGCGAATCATATATCTCATATAAACTCAATTATTGAAAGTAATTTTGAACTTAGTAAACAAGCAGGAATGCCAATACTTTAATATAATTTATATCTTGCAATTGTATCCAAAAGGTAGTATAATTGTTTAATATAATAATGCTAATATAAATAAATCACACTATTAAAACTAACATAAAACTAACATAAAGAACACAAAGCTAATACAATGATTATCACATCTAATATAAATTACATAGTGGATCTGTTAGTTGGGTTGCCAACTCGGGATTGAATCTGCCAGTGTAAAAACTGTTGCCGTTGGACTAGTGGGGATGAATTCCTACAATCTTCTCGTAAACCACATATACAAGTATTCTAATTACAACAGCCACGGCTCTAAAGGCGCGTGGTTGACCAGTTTAATAATATAACCGATGATAGGCTACTATAGCACTATCGACTCTGTGATGTTTTTTAATGTATAGATATCATAAGGGTGCCGTTGGGTCGTAAGACGCAATAGTGAATGACGAGGGGATCGCCAACCGACCTCGCTGTATCTGGCAGCTAGTTCACATACATTAGGTACGAAACATAGGACAGAACACAACCTGTTTATAGTTTTTTATCAATTGTCCTGGCAACAGGGCAATTGTGGATACTCTTCAGGACAGAATATATAAGATTGATTATATTATATAATATCTAATACCATATAATAATATTATTAATTTAAAAAACAAATACTGAATTAATTGAATGAGTGGAACGAAAGAAATTAATGAAAGTATTAGGTCTTTAGACCTTTAAAGATAACTACATAATTACTATAGTTAAATAGATAGTAATGATTATATAGAAATGGACAGATATGGCTAGTAAAAGTAAAACAAAAGGAAGTAGTTATGAACGTGATGTTGCTAAATTTCTAAGTGAGAAATATGGTGATAGCTTTGTACGTGTTCCCAATAGTGGTGCATACATCGGTGGTAGTAACTTCCATCGTGCACAGCATCTTAGTGAAGGCCAAGTTCGTAGTTTTAAGGGAGATATTATTCCACCAGATGATTGGAAGTATTTTAATTGTGAGTGTAAGAATTATGCAGACTTTACATTTCACCACTTTTTTATGGATAAACATATACCGATATTAGAAGATTGGATTGACCAATGTCTTGATGTTGCCGAAGATAATGATGTTAATATTATGTTTATTAAAATTACTCGTAAAGGTCAATTTATTTGTTATCCGGAACGTATGTATCAGGCGGGATTCACAACAACTAACTATACAATATATGATAGTGCAAAGCACGGTAAATGGATTTTTGCCGCATGGGATCCATTTTGGATGAAGAATACAGATAAGATCAAAGATGCGTGTGTCAATGGATTTGACAAAAATTCTTTTTACTAACTTTCTAGATAAATCTTTAAGATATACAAACAAGTCATAGTTACAAATAGGCTAATAGACAATGCAGGTAAGAATTGAATATTTTTAACTAGAAATACAAATAATGGAAAGAATACTAAACTAACTAAGACAAATATAATTGTCTCTTTTGCTAACTGTGAAAATACTTCAACATTAACACCTGAATAATACATAAAGAGAATACTAACAACACTAGTTAAAGGTATACCCAGAATCAAAGCGCCCAACGTAGGATTACCACGTTGGGCCACAGTGACTACACTGGCGATTATAATACCACCAACCAATGCTTTAATGATAAATTCCATTTTTACTCTTTGGGAGTTTTGCGCAATGGTGGTTTACGAAACTTATACTTCATATCAGCAGCATCAGTACCTAATCCTTCTTGAATAGTCTGTACTTTTCCACCCTTTTTCAAAAATTCTTGAAATGCTATATTTGCATCATTGCGATCTTTTGTTGACTTGTCGGTAGGTTGTCGTGTGATACTCATAAAAATCTCCTGTTTGTTATTATAGTATATTTATCATAACAAAATATCTAGAGTTTGTCAATTAAAAAACCCAGCACATTACTGTACTGGGTCTTCTTTCCCTATGATATAGGGAATAGCATAAAAAGTAGTTGCAATGAGAGTTGAGAGGGTAACAATCTATCTTTTTATGTTATAGCTATATACTAGCATACTATTATTAGTATGTCAAGTTTTTTTACATATTATTTTTCTTTTCTTGAATTTCTGCGCGGCGTGACTTGGTTAGTTTACCGATATCGCCTAGTGCTTTACGAGCCCTTGCGGCTGCTGCTTTTACTCCCTTTTCTTCAAACGATGCATGTTCTTTAATATATACTTCAATTTGTTCTAAAATTTGATCATGATTTGTCATTATTTTCTCCTATATGACTGTATCTAGTTCAACACCGGGTTCAAGTGTTTCAGTTTCTTGTGCAAATGTAGTGAACCCATTTTCTTTAACTACATTTAATACATCACTAACTCGTCCCACAAGTTCGTCTCGGTGAGATACTAGAAATAGTGATCGTCCACTATCCCTTACCATCTTTTTCAGAACTGCTAGTGATGCTTCAACACCATTGGTGTCCATTCCACTGTCAATAAGTTCATCAATGAATAATACATTGATTGTACTGTACAGCGATTCAAATATATCACGAAATGCCCATGATAAACCTAAAATAAGTCTATTGCGTTCGCCACGTGATAAATTATCAAAATCTAAATCTCTACCCAACTCAGTAATTTCTACAGATAGATCACTTTGGAAACGAACCTCGTGTGGTAACCCTAGTTTATCTAAGTATGTTTGTAGCCTTGTATTTAGAAAGTTTAAATTTTGGTCAATAATCTTTTTTCGAATGAAACTATCTTTGTTTGTTAATAATTTCATTAGGAATTCTTGATGTTCACGATATGATACAAGTGCATTCATATTTGTATAGTCTAATTCTTCAAGTGCGCTATCTCTCATTTCATTAATTTGGTCTGTATACGGATCTTCTAAAAGTTTCTTTTGTTCAATCTGCTCTTGTAACAATCTAACTGAGTTTTGATGTTCATATGCATCATTTAGTGTTTTATAAAACACTGATGGCTTATTACCAATTTCACCGATTTCTGCAACAACAGTTTCATATTCTTGTAGTTGTGTATTATTTGCAAGTAGTTGCATCGTAGATTCTTGCTTTTGTTCTTCCTTTGCTGCAAGAATGCTTTCTTGTTTATCATCGTGCATTTCTTGGCCACAAGCATAACACGTATGCTCTTTCAGTAATTTTATTTCATTTTTAAGTTTAGAAATAACTTTTTCTTGTTTTACATCGTCTGCATTAATATTACTTATCCAACGTAATGCATCATCTATGCGTGTTTTCTTTTCATTGAACTCTGCGATCAAAGCATGATTCTGAATCTCTTCGTCTATATCTATATGTGATAACGCATCTAGTCCTGCTTCAAGGTCTTTGATGTCTGTTTCATGTTTCTGTGCCCATACACGTTGTCTACGTTCAATATCTTTGATAGATTTTAAAATACGTCCATTTGCATCTTCAATTGATTTTAGACGATATTCTTCATCTTTGATTTGTTCTTTCGTAGATTTAACATCATCGCGTAAACATTCTGCCTTACGTGAAAGTTCTGTGATTCCTAGTAGTTCTTCAATGATATCACGTTGGTCGCCTGCTCTCATACTTAGAAATGGTTCTGTGTATGTATTAAGAGCTACGATATGTTTAAACATAGAATGAGAAATACCAATAATAGAATCAACTTCTACTTGTGTTTGGCGCATTTCTCCTTGTGCTTCATCTTCAACTTCATTTATTTCAACGTTATCACGCTTTAACCTGAATACATTAGGTGAGCGACCCCGTTCAATGCGGTAATCGCTTCCGTTATATTCAAAATCAACTGTGACTAACATGCCTTTGCCGTTAGTCTTATTGATTAAGTTATTCTTTTTGATGTTTGTTAATGCATTACCGTATAATCCATATGATAGTGCATTGATAAGAGTTGTCTTACCCGTACCGTTACGTGAACCATCACCGCCTAGGTCTAGGTTGTTTCCTAGAACAAGTGACAAAGAATCTCTTTCTAAGTCAATTGCTTGTGTAACGTTGCCTACACTCATAAAGTTTCGAATTGTAATATTTTTAATCTTTAGCAAAAGTAATCTACCTCTCTCTTGCGAATTGTCCTGATTGAATTGGATCTAAACTAATTTCGTTTATATTAACATATTCTGGTTGAGAAAGCAACCATAAAATAGTTTCTGCAATATACTCAACGTCTAATAGTTTTCTATCTGGATGCTTTTTAATAACATTTGGTGTTGTTAGACTACCCGGAGATAACAATGTGGTTTTTACATTTGAACCACCAATTGCCATGTAGGATAAATCTCTGTTATAGTTTTTCAATGCTTTCTTTTCCGTTGGGTATCTCCAAGTTCTTCCTTTAACACCTGTATCTGCAGTACTTCCAATATGTATGAAATGTGCAGACACTTGTTCATCTTTGATACGATTGTACATTGTCTCTGCTAACAATGTTTGGTGGAACTTCCACATAGCAGAATTGTTTATAAAGACATTGCAGCCTTCAGATATGAAAAAGTCTGCTAATTTGTTTTGCATTTGCTGTGATGTAAGATCCCAATCATTTACCCTAGAAGCAGTAAAATAATCAATGTTATCCACAGTATCAAAAAGATTACATATTTCTTTACAAAGCCCATATTCTTTATTACCTGTTATTAAGACTCTCTTATAGTCCATTATAAATCTCTATTAATATATTTTTATCAAAAGTTCCATCTAATGATGTTAACTGTGATAATACAATTTGATCGATAGTTTCAAAATGTATCTCAGCAGATGTATCTTCTTCGTGTTCGTTTGACTTCACAGGAACAAGTGTTATATCACGCAATGAATATGTTTCAATAAAGGTATCTTTGATAAAATTTGCCTCTTCGTATGATATATCAATATCAAGTGAAACTTTAACTGTTGACTTGGGTAGTAAATACTTATCCGGATCGTCTAATAACTTTGAAAGTTGTATCGTCTTGTATTTTGGTGCATCTCTCCAAGCATAAAATTCAGGTTCACCATCCCATTCTAAAAACATCCACCCGCGGTCATCATCCCATGCATCAGAGAAGTTATGAGGGAATGCATTACCAGTATAGATAATGTTATCTTTAACTTGTCGCTGATGGAAATGACCAGTAAATACATAGTCTTGGTTGGCAAACATCTCACGCTTTAGACCGCCGTGATCTGGCATCTCTACCATTGCATTCAATTTGAATGTAGGCAGTTCAAAGTGACCAAACATATACTTGGATTTGATTTTCGGAACTTTCTTCCATTCATCGCCTACTAGCCAACTTACTAGTGCAACATCACCATTAATGGTTGTATCATCAACAACTGTGATATTTTCAAATTCCTTAGCAAACTCTACGCTACTAACTTCACGACTTTCACGATAAAATAAATCATGATTACCTTTAATGAAATAAACATTTTCAAATGCATCATTGAGTTTACGTAAACTCTCAATAGAATATTTCATTGTTGATATATTTAAACTGGCACGATTATGATGCCAATCCCCGCCGAATATACACGTTTCGCATCCGCGCTCTTTTGCTTGCTCAATAAACCAATCAACAAAGTCACTACAATCTTTATTGTGTTGTTGTGCGTTGTTTCGCATTCCAAAATGTATATCTGTAAAGTATGCTAATTTTTTGAATAAATTATCACTCATCGTCTGCATAAATCTCTTTAATAGTTTCTGTTGGTATTTGGTCGTCTGTGATATTAGTTCTAATAATTTTCTTCCACCGCTCTTGTGACTTCATTTCATGTTCAAGTTGTCTTGTCCAACTAGGAGCCTGCCCTGATTTCTCTAATAGATCATCTCTGATGCCTTGATTTTTCTTTTCGATATTAAGAACACGTGTGAATGAATTATTGACTGCTGCTGTGTAATAAGCAAATGGATTATCTGATTTTGCTTCATTAAACTGTAGTCCAATTTGTGTCAACTGTAATAATGCTTGTCCTCTCATTTCGTCAATATATGTGTATCCACGCCAGTTACCACGCTGTGAATAGCGTTCTACAAGTTTGATATACATATTTGCCAATGTAGCAGTAATCTTACCAGATGTCAAGTCAAATTCTTTATCTTTATTGTGATGTGATATACCTACTTCAGAAACTTCGCCATTTCTTAGAATATAATGCTTGTAAGGTGGAAAGTTTAATTTAACTTTGTGATCTGCTACAGTCTTGGGATTTAGTTTTCTGCCAGGTTCATCCGGAATATGTTCAAATGTCATAACACGGAATACTAATTCTTCTTCATTGAATGAATTTTTGTCTACAGCAAAATCAACTTGTTTTTTCTTTTTGTCAGTGTTCAAATCCCATGCAGCCTTTTGAATACGGTCTGCCTTTGTCTGTCTAGCAACATCCATTAATGAATTTAGTTCTGTTTTTAGATCAAGTTCACCAGCAATATTATCAATGATTACATCAAATTGATTGTATAGGTCACGATCTTCAAACCATGAAAAATTAGATTTAGAAATATGAATTTGTTTTAGCATATCTCTATTGTTTAAATAATTTTGCCTTCTGGCCATTTTTGTATTCTCCTAATAATTTATTATTATTATACATTGTTTTTATGTAGTTGTCAACCTATTTAACGTTTTCCAAATATACGCAGTTTATACTGTGATAAATACTGATGTAATCTAGGAGAAGCAGTTATGGCGTATAACCCATACAAAGACCAGCAACCTGTAAATATCATTGATCCCAGTGGTCGATTGAGAGAGAGTGGAATACGAAAGTTTAACTTTCCGTATACGCCCACAGTTAGTAATATTATTAGTACAAATTATTCACAAGTTGCTACAACACATTCCAACTTTCAACAAGCATTTTTTGAATCTGCAAATAATGCATCTTTTTCCGTTACTGCTCCTATACTAATTGAGAATGAAGAGCAGGCATATTATATCTTGCAGGCATTAGACTTTTTTAGAGGTTCAATGAAAATGAGATTTGGTAAATTGGATAATGATAGAGGATTGCCACCACCGGTTCTTAGATTTAATGCACACGGTATATTTCAAAATGTTCCTGTTGTATTAACTGATTTTACATACAACTTGGATGCTGAAGTATCTTATATCGAAATAGAAAATAAAAAGACTGGAGATCCAACTGTAGGCGGGGATCCCAGAGGCGAAATTTATGATGTGTTAAAAAGAATAGAACATAGACCTGTAGAAGATGGTGCTATGACTGCTGAAGGAAGACTAGGTTCAGCAACCACTAATACATCAAACGAAACAATTAGAATGCCAGTAAATGGTACATTTGTATTCTCATTATTGGCTACATATTCTCCTAAAAGTATAAGAGAAAACTTTACATTAGATGAATATCTAAGAGGAAATTTGAGAGGTAAAGGTTATGTATGATAACAGATCACCATGGAGAAATACTCCAATACTATTTAATAAAATTTTAGATATACAAAAACCCAGATATATAATTAAAGATCCCATGGACATTGAGTATACAATCCCACAAAGATTAGATAACAGACCTGACCTTCTAAGTTATGAGTCATATGGAACATCTAAATACTGGTGGATATTTGCACTACGTAATCCAGATGTCATCCAAGACCCAATAAACGATTTTACTCCTGGTAAAGTTATACGTATTCCTAAAAAAACTAATATAGATAGAATGGGCTAAAAATGTCTACTATACCCAGAAATCAAAGAAACAATAATCCCGGTAATATCAGGCTTGGCGGAAGCAATTGGGACGGTTCTGTGACAGGCAATGACACTGAATTTGTGACGTTTGCTACTCCTGAAATGGGAGTTCGTGCAATGGTTAAGACATTGCATACCTATCAAGACAGATATAATCTATCTAGTATAAGAGAAATAATATCACGATGGGCACCATACGGAGAAAATGATACTGGTGGATATATTGATTTTGTTTCTAAAAGCATGGGAGTAGACCCAGACCTAACTCTTGAATTAAAGAAAGATCCTGTGACTACTAAAAAACTTGTAAGCGCAATGATACAAAAAGAGGGAGGTAATGGATCCTCTAACTATTTTAAAAATTCTATCACTAAAGGTATTAACTTAGCAAACACAACAAGTGGTGCACCAGTAACAGTTGCAACTATCACAAAACATGAAAATACTAATTCAGACAAAAGATTTGATGGCGTCCCCACACCAAGAGGTGTCCCAGATTCTCCTAGATTATCTGATATACTATCGTTAGATACTTCATCAAATCGTGGATATTTAAGTTCAATTATAAAGCACACATCAAACAACTTGCCTATTCAAACTATTGATCCACTACCCAATGTTTACATAGGTGGAGGCGTTACGCCATATGAACAGGAATATTCTAATCTAATTAAAACAGACACAAAAAGAAGTGAATTACCACAATTAAAAAAAGAGAATGGCTTTTTTAGCGCAAGTGATTTCTCTACATTAAAGGAAGTGGTGAACGCTGCAGAAGAACAAGAACTATTTTGGTATAATGAACTTGATAATTATGAAAATTATTCATATCATATAGAACTGTTTATTGTTCCAAAAGATGATGCAACTGCGTTTCATGAATTTAATCGTGATTCTTTTGAAAAAACTATATCAGGTGGATGGCCTACAAAAGATATTGATAAAGTAACTATTGCACAATCAGCAACATCTACTGAATTCAATATTGATAACTTAACTTTGGAGAATTTAGGTACAGGTGATGGGAATATTGCTAAAATGGTGGGTATAGATTCACATCTTGCCTTTGATATCATTCAAATCGGAAATACTGATCTAAATGATACATTGCACACATTTGCTAATCTTATGGGATATTCAGATATTGGCACTGCGGTATATTTTATTAAAATTTCATATAAAGGATATGACAACGACAATCCTAAAAACTCAACGGAGTTACCAATTGTAAAAGTTATTCCATTTTTAATTACAAGTTATAACCAGATTAGCACTACCACAAATTCTACTGGAACTACAACTAGTTTAACTGGCACTGCGGTAAATTATATTGCATCAACTCATGTTATTAATACTACAAAACATGACTTGACGTTTGATATCAAACCCACATTAAATGAAACATTAAATTCTTTTGTTACAGAGTTAAACAAAACTGCATACTTGGGTACTGGTTATGATGAATCTCAAACTGGATATTTTAATAGTTATAATATTGAATTCAGTGCAAATTTCAAAGAGAGATTTGCAGAATCTAAAATGAATAATGAACTTGCAAATAAAAGTTCTGCAAGTAATGAAATTGGAAGCCGTAGTGCTAATGGTTTAAATATTGCACAGCAAATTGGACAATCAACCGCTGGAGTTAGTATTGTACATCTGTTATACGATATTTGCATACAATCATCAAAAGTCAAAGATGAACTTTTAATCAAAAATCCAGGTTTCTCATATGCAGTTCGAATTATACCCAAAGTTGTCCAAAAAGAATTCAATCTTATTACAAATAAATCTGCTTACGATATTACATATCACATAACTATGCATCGTGAAATAATAATTCAGGATGTTGTAGATCAGGGTATAAAAATTTCTGAAACACGAAAATTACTATCTGAAATATTTGATAAAGGTAGATGTAGAAAATTATATAACTACGAATATACAGGTCTTAATGACCAAATCCTGGATTTGACAGTATCATTAGACAGACAACTTGTTAAAAGTTACGGTGCACCGGGCGATGAGTATTCATGGAATAGATTCTTAAAGGGTGATACTGATTTATCTAAGCTACTTACAGAAGAACAGTTCGCAAAATATCGTGAAGTAACTGGTCTTACAGATAAACTTGATAATAAACTAAAAAGACAGAGTACCGACTTAGAACAAAAAAGATCAGACTTACTAAGTAAACAAGAGGAACTATTTGACCGAACCCGTAATGGAATGATTGCTGCAGAAAATAGCGATGTTACGTCTTCAGACGGAGCGAGATCAGTTACACAAAGATATCAGAACTTAGATTCATTTGAAGATATGGCTGAGTTACAAAGATTGGACCCAGATTTATTTAACACAGTTCAGCGGGCAATACAGGCAGATAACATCCAAAGAAATGTTGGATTTTTGGGTGAAAGCATTGAAAAAGGCGACCGTGATATTGAAACGACTAAATCAAGTATTAGTAACAATAAAAAACAATTAGAAAAACTTGACAATATTATAAAAGCAAAACTGGGTGTTGAAATTAATGAAAAGATACTACCAGAACTAGAAAAATTTAACAAAAATATTCGCTCTAATTTATTAAAACCAATAAATGGAATATCTCTTGCAGAAGAATTAGGGGCTGATTTACTCGCAGACTCAAATAAATTGTCTGACACTGAATTTGCATCCATGATGGATGCAATCGCACTTAATAGTATTACATTTGAACGTGACATACTGTCTAACATGCGTAATGGAACACCTATTTCATCTTTTAGTTCAACTGACCAGAGTAACGTATCGTTAGCACGAAGTAAATTCAATGAATCTCTTAATGCTGATCTAAGTATGCAGCGCCTTGAAATGACTATTAAAGGTGATCCATTTTGGGTAGAATATTACGTGACAGAAAAAACACAAGAAGCAAAGTTTGGTACAAATAATAGCATGGATGATACTAGAGGACATAATGCAAATGTTAATGGTACAAATTACATGATGTTAGTTGTTAATAAAGCGGATGGTGTAGACGAATTTGACAATATAAAAATTGATAGTTTAGATATATTCTTATACATGGTTAAAAAAATAAAAAGTACGTTCAGTCAAGGACAATTTACACAAAGTTTACAATGCATCAGACAGCCCATACCTTCAAACTTTAAATCAACAACAGTTTTTAAAGGAACAGTGGAAGGTGATGTGTTTGGTTTTGGGCCCGGTGGTGAGTTCGATGGATTCGGTGGAAGTGGGAGAGGCAGTGATGTTGGCAGTGATGTTGGCAGTGATGTTGGCAGTGATATTACAGGTACCGCACCTGCAGGCCCTGGAGTTGGCAGAGGTGGCGCATTGGATCCTAGGATTGTTGCTGAAAACAGTTTCAACAGAATATCGGGTGGGTTATCTACACTTGCTACTGCTATATCTGAATCTTCTTTGCCATCTGCTGACCAGGCATCTAGGCTTTCATCATTATTGAATGAAGCAAAAATGGCTAGTAGCTTTGGTTCCACTAGTGCAACAACCGCTATTGTAAATGTAAAATCATTGATGCAAGATACCTTTGGTACCCCCCAAGAGGCAAGTTTAATTTTACAAGAGTTAACTGATGATGGAGAAATAGTATCACCAGAATTAATAGCAATGTTAAATACACAAGTGTATGATGGAGAAACTATTACCAATCCCACTGGGGTTAATGCAGCAGCAGTCCTTGAAGTTATGTCAGAGATTACAAATATTAATAATTTAAATACTAGTAGTGTCGATGAAATAGCATTGAATGTACCAGAATATATGACCCCAGTTGTCGATACTAGAACTACAAATACTACTCCTCCTACAGGCCTTGAGTTGTCAAATTCCAACATGATGTTAGATGGTTCACTTCCATTAGAGTCAACTGAAACATATTCTGATCCTGGAAATCCAGTTGTCGAGACTAATTTAGAACAATTAGAAGCATTGGACTTGCCTGATGAAGTAGTGAGTGGTTATAAAGATGCATTGAAAACTAAGAATGGAATAAAGGTAAGAAAATATATAGATAGTCTACCAGAAGACCAAGCAGAATTATTAAAGTCTATTGATAATCCTTATACTGTTAAAACACTTCCATATGACGCACCAACTATTGAAACGATAGCAGCAACTCCTTTGAAAACACCCAGAGAATCAATAATGCAAGCAAGAATAGTAGATGCACAAACTCAGATGCTTGCAGAAGCAGGTGGAGGTTATAATGACTTATCAGACGATGAAAAGATTCATTATGACAATTTAAGTGATGCGTATGATGCTATTGATGAAGCTGCACAATTAGATCCTATCCGTAGTGAATCAAAATTAATTAAGATCAATGATGAATTAGATAAATCAATTAGAATATATAATGATAAATTATCTGGCGGTGATGATGATTGGAATTGGAATGATGAAGAAGAAGAAACAAAACAAGAAGAATTGGATCAAGCAAAAGATAATGTAGCAGATTTATCTATTGATTCAGTTCAACCTGGTGCCAAAGAGGTTAGAGTAAATGATGATGGTTCGACCAGTATAATTTTAGATACAACTCTACCGACTACGCCCAGTGAGGGATATACATTGCCTATTAATACTATTATTAATTCAACAGACGATGGATTTGTTCCAACTGATAGCCATATTGCACAGTTTGAGGAAGCACAACTAACACTTAGTAAACTGACTGGACGAACCGAAGAGGTTGAAATTACAGTGGTACGACCTGATGGTTCATCTTACCCTGGTTGGGGAGTAAGTGTAAGACCAGATCCTGCATTACTTGAAGAATATGGTTTTGATAGTGGGGTATTCACAGAAGGTGAAACTGTAAGTGAAGATGACCCTAGATTTACTTATATGACTGTGCGTGATTTGGAAAAGATAAAACAAAGAGTTGCTGATAATTATCCGTTGGTTGCACTACTGAACGAATTAGATGAAAATGAGTTATCACCAGAAACTAAAAAGACGAAAATAGGAATTAATATTAACCCGTTTATAATTATCGAAGGTAACGAATAAAAATGTTAAAAGATGAGAATTTAAATAATTTAGCAGGCGCATTACAAAAAGATAAACAATCAAATCTTAATCCCGTAATGAAGAATATACAAAGTGGTATATACCATGCTATTACTGTTCCAGGTATAGATCCTGAGGGCAGAGGTAGATTGGCTGCATATGTTCCTAAATTGGGTGGCAATCCAAATAATCCTTTATATTTTCAGTATGCGTCTCCGTTTGCGGGTTCAAATACTATGGGAAGTTATGGGTTACACGCTGTTCCACCATCAGATTATGTTACTATACTTGTGTTCTTTGCTGACAATGGAGAATTAAGTGAAGGGTATTGGTTTTCTGTTGCTCAGGAAGTACCAGATATTGCTGCAGGTGGTGCATCAGGTCCTCCCAAAGTAGATGGTACAGGTCAAGGTGAAGGCGTATTTAAGGATCAGCCCAGCGCAAAAATAAATAAAACTGAACTGTCAGATTCGCAAGGCGCTGATACATCATCGGTTAGTGTTACGCCAGAATCTTTAGAAGTTGCTACTGATGTTAAGGACAGTGGATTAACTCCTAAATTAGATGGTAAAGACGGATTAATAAAAGTTGTTGAAGATGGCGAAGACCCTGCAGACGAGGTAACTAGTGGTAGAAATCAACGTAACGCATCTAACAACAGAAATGATCCACGTGGTAGAGACCAGATACCAGCAAATCATCCTAGAAATATTAATACTGCGACACAGGGCATATATGCTGATGGAGTACGAGGACAAACAACTGCCTCGCCATTACGTAATGCAAGTTATAAAAAACCTAAACCAAATACAGTATATGGTTTAAAAACGCCAGGATCAACAGTTCTTACGATGGATGATGGCAGTGTAGATGATGATGGTTTCGTGCATCCAAATCAAATACGACTACAAACAGGATCGGGCGCAAGTGTTATCTTAGATGGGACAAATGATTTAATCTATTTGATTAATAGTACAGGTTCAGGTTGGATAGAAATTGGTTCTGGTGGCGAAGTAATGATATATGCTCAGGGTTCTATGAGTATGAGAACAGAAAAAGATTTTAACTTACGTGCAGATCAAAATATTAATATAGAGGCTGCTGAAAAAATAAACATTAAATCTGGTGACGATATTCAAGTAAATAGCGGAGACCAGATACATTTAAAAAGTGAAGGCTCTCAGTTCTATGATAGTGCTGGTAGTAATCATACTAAAGTTGGTAGTAATATGTATATTTCAACTGGTGGTCTATTACATTTGAATGGACCACAGGCAGCAATGTCACCGGGAATTAATACAGTATCTCATAATGATATTCAAAATTTAGAATCTACTAAAATAGAAGAAAGCATTTTATCTACTATGGTATCACACGAACCAATGATAAGAAAAAAACCTGCGCCTGCCAACACAAGTTCAAGTTCAGATGAAAGTGATACTGTAAATGGCGGTAATATACCTGCGACTGCTGCAGATCCCAATAGTGTTGCTACAAATGATAGTACCGTAGATCCCGATGAACAAAAAGTAAATGATGAAGCAATACAGGATCAAGTTGGTAATGGAAGTGGAAACGTTACATATGTTGGAGACTTTAGTGGAAGAACACGCAACAAAGTTATTAGAAATGATTTGTTTAGTATACTAGAACAAGCAGCAAGTTCTGCAAGTGTTGATGTAGTTATATTCTCGGGTGGACAGGATCCAAAAGGTCCTGGTGCACGGCGTACAGGCAGTACAAGACATGATAATGGTTTTGCCGCTGATGTTTGGTTGTATAGTGGAGCAGGTAAGTTAAGTTCACGATCAAGTGCTGATATACCAATAATAAAGAAATTTGTTAAAGCGTGTTTTGATTCAGGTGCAAATGCAGTTGGTGTTGGTCCAGGTTATATGAATGATGTTGGGGTACACGTTGATATAGCAACATATAAATCTGATTCTGGCGTATGGGGATCAACACATTCGGTTGGGTCTGCTTCTAGTTGGTTAGTTGCTGCAAGAGATGAAAGTAATTGGAGAGCATAAAATGATTTACGATAAGAGAAAAGGATCGCTTTTAAATTATATTCAATTACCATTACATACTATAACTCCATACGGTACATATCTGGGAACTGGATACGATACTGACGGTAATCCCACGTATATACTATCGTATACACGTGTTACATCATTTGCAGTGAATAAACTTATATTTTCTAATTTAAGTAAGAATACTATTATTAATGATGTTATTCCTACACTGGAAATAAAAAATGGTATTATAGGTTATAATTATCAGATACCTGATGTAGAATTTAGATATGGTTATATTACATCTTCTTCCAAAAGAGTTTCAATTGAAAGCCAAAAAATAACAAAACAATCAGCGCAGATAATTTTAGAAAAACAATTACGTGCTATTGGAAATGTATTAGAACAATTTATTACACAACCGTTAGGTCAACCACAATATGATGCGTTACTTCATTATTTTTATTATGAAGGTGTAGACAAAATACCCAATCATAATATTATTAATTTAATTAATAATGAAAAATGGTTTGATATAACAGATGAAATACAGAGTAACATTAAAAGAAAAAACGGCAAAGTCGATGAACGACTTGCCGCTTTAAGAATTGAGACTGCTAAGATGTGGAGTTATGTTCCCGGCTTTAGTTAAACGGGTCTATGATCTATAACTTGGTCTACCAAACCATATGCTAGTGCTTCTCGTGGATCCATGAAATTATCACGTTCCATTGCTGCAAGCATTTCATCTAGTGTTTTTCCAGCACTATTGTGTTTAACATAAATTTCAGTCAGTGAACGTTTCATCTTCAAAATTTCTTTGACTTGAATTTCCATATCAGTTGCTTGTCCGCCAGCCCCACCACTTGGTTGGTGGATCATATGTCTTGCATTGGGCAGGATATATCTTTTTCCTGCTGCTCCTGCTGTTGCTAACAGTGACCCCATTGAACACGCTTGTCCCATTACAGTCGTACTGACATCTGGCTTAATAAATTGCATAGTATCATATATTGCCATACCAGCGGTTACTGCGCCACCCGGAGAGTTAATATAAAAATGGATATCTTTTTCTGGATTTTCACTTTCTAAAAATAGAAATTGTGCACATAGTAAGTCTGCTTGATAATCATTGACTTCTCCTGTTAAGAACAGTACACGTTCTTTAAGAAGCCGAGAGAAGATATCATAACTTCGTTCACCATTAGCAGATTGGTCTACAACCATTGGTACTAGAGTTGGCATTAATTATTCCTTATTTGTTTTTGTAGATTCAAGTTTTCGTATTTCTTCTTTCAGTTCGGTAATTCGGTCATATGCAGCATACAAATTTTTCTGAAGTTCATTTATTTCTAACTGAAACATTTCTTCTGTAGTTATTATTTGCATTGGTAATACTCCATTACTTTTCTGAAAAGGTGCCAGTTGTATTATTTTATCTTTATCCTTCATTGATAATACTCCTAATATATTAATATTATATTAAAAAATAGTGCTTGTCAAGCACTTTTTTCAAATATACGTAGTTTATACGATGATAAATACTCTTAACAAAATATTTAAAATTGAGAGAACCAATGGCAGTTAATTTTGCAGGATTTAGTACTAAAAATAAAAAAGCAATTAATCACAATCTTTATGGCAAAGATTTGATTATTGAAGATTTGATGAATCATTTGATGACACGTAAAGGTGAGCGTGTTATGATGCCAACATATGGTAGTATTATTCACGACTTAATTTTTGAACCATTGACACCAGAAATTAAAGATATAATTGATATTGACATAAATTCTATTATTGATGAAGATCCTAGAGTAACGATTAACACACTTACTATATCAGAAGATGACCACAGTTTAAACATAAAATTATCAGTTTCTATCATTCCAACTGGTGAACACGTTGAACTTACAGTAAATTTAGAAAGAGAATAAAATGAGCCAAGAAAGAGTTGATAACTTATTCGCTAGTGAAAGTTGGAGTGCAGTTTATACAGCATACACTAATATTAGTTTGAAAGCATATGATTTTGACACGATACGCGAAGCATTACTTGCGTATGTACAGCAAACATACCCAGATAAATTTAATGATTTTATTTCCAGTTCTGAATTTATTGCAATCTTAGATTTGGTTGCGTATCTAGGGCATTCACTTTCCTTTAGACTTGATATGAATACCAGAGAAAATTTCTTAGATACTGCTGAACGCCGTGAATCAATTCTTCGTATGGCAAAGAATCTAGGTTATATTAAAACTCGCCCCATTAACGCACGTGGTTATATGAAAATTACCAGTGTCACTACAAACCAAGATGTAGCAGATAATGAAGGCAACTCTTTAGCAAATACCACAGTAAATTGGAATGATGCAAATAATGCTGATTGGTATGAAAACTTTATAACAATATTAGACTCATCGTTTTCTAAAAATTCAAAAGTACAAGACCCAACTGCAACTCTAAATTTTCTAGGCATCGAAAATAATATATATGAGATTAATGAAAACCCTCTGACTAAACGTTTTAATTATCCTTTTACAGCAGATATTGCTGGTAGTAGTAGAAAATTTGAAACTACTAAGGTAGAAATAGTAGATGAAATTATTGGTGAAGCAGAACCAAAAGTTTCTAAAAATTTCACAGTCATTAATCGTAATGATAACCTAGGTCCTGCAAGTGATAGAACTGGATTTTTTATCTATGCAAAAGCAGGAGAAATGAACTTTAGTGATTATACATATGATTTGAAACTGTCTAATAGAACCCAAAATATTGATGTTACAGATATATCAAATACAGATGTTTGGATTCAGCGCACAGATAGTAATAGAAGTTATACATCTTCTGTAACAACTGTTGACAATGATAGTAGAGAAACTGCTATATATAATTCTTTAAGAACAGGCAGTGGCGATCTAGCGAGTGTCACTACTAATATTGACAATAGTATCGCAATTAATTTCCCCGATGGTATTTTTGGTAATGCTGCATACGGTAATTATCGTATTTGGTATAGACAAACCGCAAATGAAAATTTCACTGTAAACGCAAATGATATAACAGAAGTTGCAATCACTATACCATATATTGGCGGTGATGATCGTCCATATGATCTAACAATAACAATGACAACAACAAGCGACTTCAGTGAAAACTATGCTGCTGAAACATTCGAAAGTGTTAGACGTATTGCACCAAGAGCATATTATGCACAGGATAGAATGGTAAACGCACAGGATTATAATATCTATCCTCTCACTCTTGGTGCAAACGTTATATCAAAATCAAAAGCAATTAATACTACATTCTCTGGTAAATCTCGTTTCTTCGAAATGGATGATGTTACTGGTAATCATAGTAATTTAAGTGCAACTGGTACTGACGGTAGTGTATTCTTAGAAGATGACATTATAACAATGAATCTAAGTTTTAATCGCCAGAATGGTCAGATTGATAATTTCATTAGAAATAAAATTACTGAAGTATTAAAGCATCCAAGCTTGATGAATTTATATTATTTTGAAAATATGTATAATCCAGCATCTACTATCTTAGCGCCAAATTTAAATTTTACAGTGCGTAGTACCAATGTTAGTATCATTGATACAGTAACATCAACTTCATTAAGCACCGTATTTTTGTATCCTGGTGATCATATTTTAACTCAGAGTAACAATGAAAAAGAATTATCTTGGACTAAAATTAAAAACATCGAAAGCAGTGTTGCAGGATCAGCAGTTGATTCATATTATATTGAAAATATTCTACCCGAAACTACTGGTAGTATTGAAAAAATAGTACGTACATATAGAACACGATTTGAAGCAGATGAAATAAAAGATATTAAAATTAATAAAATAGAAGATTTGTCAGTTCAGAGCTTTATTTTAAAATATGTTCCAAAAAGTAATACATCTGTTTGGGAATGGAAATTACACGATGAAGTAAATGATGTTCCATTAGTAGAAGGAAAAGATGTTTACATAACATTTACATATGTTCCAGGTGTTAGAGAAAATGAAGCAGAATATGTTGCTAAATTTACAGGTAAGAAAATAGTATTCGATAGTAAAAAACAAGTAAAATTCTTTTATAACAATAATAAATTAGTTGTAGATAATGAAACTAGTTTAGCAGAACGTGATAAACTATTTTTAAAATATTATACTACAGTTGCCAGTGATGCATCTAGTGGACTTGAAGAATTAATTAACATAGGCACTGCACAAGTTAGTAATGTGGTAGAACCTGGTGATAATACCGTAACATTTGATGCAGATTTTGCTGAAACTGGAGCAGTGATTACACATAACTTAGTTAACAATACATCTGCATATACTGCAACAAGTACTCGGCACATACTTATATCGCCTCTGGGAGTGGAATATCCAATTGCTCCTGTTGCGCCGTCATCTGACACTGTTATCGGTGATACCCCAGAATATACTGTTAGTTATGATAAAGATGGTCTAAGTGAATTATTAAGTCTTAATGATTATGAATCTAATAACTTAATAGATGATAGTGACAAATATGTATATTCAAATGCAGTAGTAATAATTGAAGATAGTGGTAATGTACCAAATGGCTTTACATACACAAGTTCTTATACACAATCTGATTTTGAACTTGAAGGGTTTAAAGGTAACTTAACTAATGCATATTTCGATCTTGCATATCCTAATAATTTTGCGTGGGTTGACACATCAGAATTGCCAGTTGGTAAAACGATAGATACCGCAATAACAGGTGATAATGGTGTACAAACTGAGTTTGGTAGATCATTTGATGGCTCGAATTATGAATTTACATTTACTGATATGTCTGCAAATGGATGGTCAATAAGAAATCATAACGAGTCTGAAGATGACCCTGATAATCCTGACAATGATGTATATTGGAAACAATTTGCGTTTGGTGAAATAAACTTCCCTGCAGAAAATATTAGTATTAATAATTTAGTATTGACAGATATTAATAATAATGTAATTAATAAAATCGATTATGAAACAATAGAAAATAATGGTTCATATAAAATTATTTTCTGGACAGTTGATCCTGGTATTGGTAACAGTATTAATGTTAGAAGCATTGGGGGAACTGCGGTATTCTCAGATTTCTTAGTAAGAGTGGAGCGCAGTCTATTACCGATAGATGCAGACAGACTACAATCATATGCTGATGTAGAATCATATGTGTATGATTCATATATCACCCCAGCAGGTTATGTTGATTACACAAAAGTTAAATTAACAAGTATGAATATTGATCGTAACCCACATGGTATGCTACAAGTATTTACTAATTTAGATAATGTAGATAATGATGAGTTAGGCGATGTATCTGAAGTAGAATTCTCTCATATTGTTTTAGAACAATATACAGACGTTGATAATATTGTATATGAACGTGTTAGTGATAGAATTGTAGCTACAAACCAAGCACAGTCTGATAGAATACCAGAAACAGCAGTAATTAGATTCTATATAGAAAGTGACGATCTTGATATTAATGAAGGTGAATGGCAAAGACGTTCCGGTTCAGGATGGGAAGAATTGCCCACTAGCCAATATACACTTGTAAACTCTCCTGCAAAGGATAAAATAATTTATGCTGGTAATCAATATAGAGTTGTTATAGGCAGAAGTTATGTTGAAGATAAATTCATGACATTCAGATGGGATCACTATGCTGACATTGATAAGAGAATTGATCCAAGTACAAGTAATATCATTGATATGTATGTACTAGGCACTGATTATGTCAGAAGAGTAAACGCATGGATAGATGGTGGTTTCTCTGATATAGTTCCATTGGCGCCAAATAACTTTGAACTAACTAAGATTATGGAAAGTATTAATCCTAAAGCAAGTATATCAGATCATATTAGTTATATACCTGTTAAGTTTAAATATCTATTTGGCTCATTCGCTGCATCAGAAAATCAAGCAGTGTTCAAAGTTGTTAAAAAATTAGGCACATCATACAGCGATAGTGAAATAAAAACTTCAGTAGCAAATGCAGTCAATACATTCTTTGATATAGACAATTGGGATTTCGGCGAGACATTCTACTTTTCCGAATTAGCATCTTATATACATACATCATTACCTAATTATATTTCTTCAGTGGTGATCACACCCAAATATCAAACGAGTGAGTTTACAAACTTGCTAAGTATTAGTAGTGAACCTACAGAAATATTCTTGAGTATAACAACATCAGAAGATGTTAAAATTATATCCAGTATCGTAGCATCAGAATTATTGGGCGAATAAAAAATGGCAAATAATAAAATTTATAATCTCTTACCAGCGCACTTACAGAATAAAGAATTGGAAACAATTTTTGACTCTACATTAGAAAGAGCATTTTCTAAGGGCAGTATAGAAAAAACAAAAGCTTTTATTGGTAGAAAAGAAAAAGGCGTATACAGTGAAACAGATTCATATGTATCATTTCCTGAACATCTCTTCCAACGAGACAATTATGGTTTTGAACCAGTATTTTCAAATACTAGTATAGGAGACAATATATTTTATGACGATTTATTAAACTCACTGTATAATAAAGGCGCGCTTACAAATGACCACAGAAGATTATTTAAATCAGATACATACACCATTAACTTACCAATCGATATCGATAAGTTTATTAATTGGGAATTATATTATTGGGTAGATAATGGATTTACTAGCGAGTATGCATTATATGAATTTAAAGAATATGAGGTGGGATTATCAGGTTGGATTAAACAAAAGCCATATGTACTTAAAAGTAATTCTCAATATCTATTAGGCGAGTATTTGCCCAGTTCTTCATTTGGCGAGGATGGCGATTATGCTATTGTAATAAAACAGTCAAGTCTAGTTTATTGGAAAAAGGATAGTATTGAAGGGTGGGCACGTGTTGGTTCTGACGATCCTGGCGCATCAACATTTATTGCAACAGACCAAAGACCTATATCTCCTACATTGGGTGATACATATGTTAATACAAATGAATTGCGAATAACATTACTACAAGGAAATGAAACTTTTGTTCTTAAAGATACCATCTACGATAGATGGAATATTGATGTTAACCCTTATGCACTGAGATTTTCAGATACATCAATTGGATTACTAAGTTTAATAGAATACAGAAGCAATTCACAAGATAGCACGCCTGACTGGGAACTATATGATGGTGAAGAATTTGTATTCAATTTAGGAAATAGTAACGATACACATTACATAACAATTGATAAAAATACTGATAGGGCAACTAAAACTAATTGGTGGAGTGATAGAAATTCTTGGTTCCATTATGATGACATTCGGATGTATATCACTGATGATAGTAAGTCTTATGTTGAGCAAGCAAAACGACCAATTATTGAGTTTGATAAGAGTTTAGAATTAAGTGATACGAGTAGTAATGCAGACGCATGGTATGTACCAACGTTTAAAATTTATGACGATGAATTAAATTATTTAAATGATTATAAGATATTTCATTATGTAGAAGATGAAGATAGCGTGATAGATATGTTCTTATCAATTCGTGCATTATTAACATCTGGTGATTATGCTAGTGAGTTTACATTTAATATTGATATGCCTGACACTGTTAGTTTTAAATCCGGTGACGCATATCATAAACTTTATATCAAATCTGAATTTGATTATAGAAATTTACGACATGAATATGGAACTGCAACACACTTACAACTAGAGTTATTACAAGAACCTAAATCTTCTGAAACAATAGATGTATATGTAGATGGTATTAAACAAATAGGTAACTATGTCTACAGTTCTAATACTATTACGTTTAATGAGCCTGTAACAGGTTATGTCTATGTTGACTTTACTACAAAAAATAATGTTTTCGTTGATGGCGATGGTGCTTGGCAACGTATTGATCCATCACTTGAGTATAATCCAGATAACTTATTTCACTATAATACAAACTTTACATTTTCTACAATGTATGAACATATGGCTCGACAGTTATCAACGACAATAGGCCTAACTGGAAATTCAAACGGTGTGAATAATTACCGTAATATTGGCGATAATACAGATAAAATGCGTAACAATAAGTACGGTTCTGTTATGGTTCGTAACTCTATTGATATTAAGAATGCTTATTTTTCAATCACACGTGATGATTATAACCCATTCGCTGCGGTTGAATATCTTTCAGTATCATATAATAATTATAAAAATAAATTAATAACAACCGTGCAAGAAATTCTATCTGATGCTGCAAGTGAATCCAAGTCTGATGATTTTATTCTTAATGAAGCAATTGCACAGATTGCACTTATTAAGAGAGAAAATATCAGTGTATTCACTGGTAGCCGCATGATAAATTTCGGTAGTTTTCCAACTCACTATATAACTGCAAATATTGATCCAGTTATTCCTGGCTCAGCGACACAATTTATACCTAATAGTGTGTCTACTGAAATAGTAGAAAATGAAAATGTATCAGTGTATGTTAACGGCATACTTGCAACAGATGTTAATATAATCAATGGTATTGAGATTTCATTTGATAATACTGTAATTGCAGCGGGCGATGTTATTGAAGTTAGATATTTTAAATTAATACAAGAAACATTTATTCCACCTAGTGCCACAAAACTTGGTATCTCTAATGTTTATAATCCTGGATATATAGTTGACCAAGAATTTGATACACCACAAGTAATGATTGTAGGACATGATGGTTCTAAGATGCTTGCATGGGGTGACAGAACGGATGAAATTATATTATTATTTGAAAAATTAGTATATAATCGCATAGAAAAAAATACTACAAATACCTCTCTGAGTAATATAAAATATGGTATGTATAGAGATAGTACAACTGAGTATTCATTGAATGAGAAAAAGTTTACAATGTATCCATTCTTTAAGAAGTGGATGCTGCGAAACAATATCGACAATCTTTATAATACTGATTTTGATGTCGAAGACTACAAGACTTGGAATTATCGTGCAAGTAATGATGCAGCACCGGGCTATTGGAGAGGTATATTCCAATATGCATATGGTACAGAAACTCCACTGATAGAACCCTGGGTCACTGTCGGATATAGTATTATTCCTGATGGATTTGAAACAAATACACTGAGATATTCAGATCCAGACTTTTGGGATATGTTAAAGACAACTTATTCTACAACATGGCCAATCCCAGTAGATAGTCTTGGTAATTTAAAAAATATCAATGATTTATTCTTTAATTCTCAATTAATACCTGCTGATATAACATCATTGGATCAAGATTGGGAATTTGGTGATGGCTCGCCTGTTGAACAGGCATGGAGACGTAGTAGTGAATATCCGTTCATTGAATTTTTATTATCAATGATTACTAAGCCATTTGAGATTATTGATTTATATTCAAGTGAATTAAACGATATTATTAAAATATACCACAAAGTAGAAGGCGTTGATACTGACACTATTAAAAACGAACAAGATGGTTATGAATTTAAGTTGGGATCTAAATTAGGTGGCTTTGTTAATAACTTTAAATTGAGTAGTGAGAATTCAACATTATCTAATTCTAGGTATACTGAAATACCAAGAGATAATTATGATTTATTCATACATACTGGTGAACCAAATCGTAGTGAAAGTTTTAGTGCTATTGTGATAGAAAAAGTCTCAATGGATACATTGTATCCAAACTATAGTTTAGCAGATATAGCATCTTATCGTCAGGGAGATATCGTATATAATACATCTGATAAAAGATATTATAAAAGAAAGATAACCCAACCAACAGATAAAGAAACTTCTTCTGTGATTAATTTTGATTATAGTGGATGGACATTGGTAGCGCAACCACAAGTTAAAAATTATGGGTATAGAATTAATGGATTTGATGAATTCAATCCTCAATTTTATACTATGAATTGGGATACAACTTCACCATTCAAATCATGGAGTACATTGGGCGACGAGGCAGTTATTAATGATTGGCTTGCAGGTTCATTTTATACGCTAGATTCTTACACAGTTTATGACGGTGTACCATATGTATCTCTTGCGGATCATACGGGTTCTGCTGCGTTCAATGATGATCTCAATGATTACTGGAAGCGTTTAGTATCGTGGCCTAGAGTTAATCAAGTAACTGCGAAAGGTTACGATGACACTCTACCAGATCAAATTCGTACACATAATTATGGTGATGTTTTATATTCACTTGATGAAATTGCACAACTATTGATTGGTTACCAAGATTATTTAAATGCAGTGGGATGGAGCTTTACAGATACCAATGAATTGGGCGAAAATGTAGACTTTGAAAACTTATTAATTAAATTCCTTGATTGGAGTGCAGAAAAACATGATATTGGTGAATTTATTACCTTAACTCCAATTTTACTATCTGGTCGTTTCTCTGCACCATACGGTGTTGCAAGCGTCCAACGTGAAACAAATAAGAATTTCTATAGAGTGCTTGATAGTGCTGGTAAACAAATACCCAATACAGCGATAACATTCTATTCAGATGGTGATGCAATAATGTGGGAATCAACTATCCCAGTTTATGGAATGAAAATTGATATTGTTGATGTCGAACACGCTTATGTTGTTGACCGAGTTGACACTTATGGAGATGTTATATATAATCCAATAGCGCATAATAGAAACTTACGCATGATTATTGATTGTAATAGAACTAGTGACTGGGATGGTACACTAAGTGCAGATGGTTATATAATATATCAAAATACATTAATACCAAACTTTGAGACAATGGTTGCTGATACTAAGTTCCATAGAGACACTATCATAGATCAAAGTTTATCAAACGTTAACCTAATTAAGGCAAGCCATATAGGATTTACGCCACGTGCATATCTATCAAATCATTTAATGGAACGTGAATCTCAATTAGAATTTTACAAAGGCTTTATTAGTAATAAGGGTACACCTGGTAGTTTAAATAATATTGTTAATAATAATTCTAATTTCAGTGAGGTAAGTTCAAATGATGTATGGGCATTCAAATTAGGAAAGTATGGAAATTTAAATAGAGATGTATCAGTTAGTAAAACTATTAATACCAAATTAATATACCGTGATCCATACTCTATTACATATGATAACCAAAGTTTATTTGATTACAAAACAACTAGAAGAACTACACCTATAAAAACTACTGGGTATGTAGATAGTAAAGATGTGAATTACATTGTTAGAAACTCAACAATATTAGAAACAACAGTAAGTGAAAATTACTATGAAGGTGACTTGGCTTGGATACAATTCGATAATCTTAGAGATTGGGATGTAAGAAAACTTAGTGAAATATCTGAAATATCTTATGTTGGTGAAACTCAAGATTCTCAATTATACATCGTTGTTACATCAGAGATTGATACAGTGGAATCTGTTTATTTGCGAATAATCAATGACGAAATTGATCCAGTATTAAACGGATATTATAACTTTGTAGAAGACGGTACAGAATTATTAGACGGTATAACTGTTTATAAGTATCTAGTATTTGATACTGATTTTGAACCAGTTACTGTTGAAATTGATACATCTTCTCAGAATAGTATATTTGTCCCTACAAGCGATAATGCTGGGGTTGAAGCAATTAGTTTAAACTCAAATGCACCGATTATTGAAGGCGAAGTCTTAGTCATTGACGGTAATAGTTATACATATGTAGAGGATGCTACTAGTGGTAATACTGGTATAACAATTGGTGGAGCAAGCGCAACATCCGATCCAATTGTAACACCTGGTGAGCAGATATCTATTGTTGTTTACGACCAAAATGATATTATAAAAAATACAAATACATTAATAACATTTTCTGGAAATAGTATACTTGCAGATAATAATGTTACTTCAAACGTTGATGATAGTATTACTATTAATGATGTTACACTTGTTATAGAAGCAATAGACAATGGTGATATCGAAGCAACTTCAACCCTCACCACATCTGATAGCATAAGTTCAAATTCTGAATTGACTGTTCAAGTAGGATCATCTGCTGCATCAAGTTATACAATACAGGATATTGAAATAGTTGGCACTGTAGCGTCACCTACGTTTGATGAAACTAAATCTATTCAAATTAATGGACAAACTATAGCATTCACTTATAGTGGTTCTACAATAACATTAACTGATATAGTAGATACTATCAATGCATCTCCTGTAAATGTCACAGCGCAAGCCATATCAAATCATCTTGTTATAACAACATCAGAACCATCACTTGTAATACAAGGACAGACTGCAATAGAGTTGGGTTTAATCACTACATCATCATATACAGAAACTAAATTAGGCAATTTAGCGGAACAGATAAATTTACAGAATGATGTCAATGCTAGTATTGTTTCTGGCAAATTGGTTATATCCACGTTATTACCTACGATGACTCTTGGCGGTAGTGAATTTAGTTTGTTTGGTTTCCCTGCTACTACATATCAATCAGAATTAGATCCAACTTCGACAAGTATCGCACAACAAATAAATGACTTGAGTATACCAGATGTTAGTGCAACAGTTGAAACAGGTAAACTAAAAATAATTTCCGCGGGTTCTACTCTAGTAGTATCGGATCCGTCTAATACTGGATCAATGGTGCGCCTAGGATTTAACTCTAATACGATAACCTCTAATATGTTAGATAATATTGTTGATGACATAAATGCTACATTATCACTTGAAACCAATCTAACTGCCAGTAGAGCGTTTGTTGATAAATTATTAATATCAGGTGATGAATTTAAGGTAACTATTGCTAATACAAATGGTAACCCACTTGATGATTTGGGAATATCCGAAGGCGAGTATTTGACCGCGGGTTTAGCAAATTCATCATTGCTTACATTTAGAAACATAATTAATCAACAATCATCTACGTTAACAGCAAGTATATCATCAGATGGACGTTTTATTATTACAAGTCCCGCATTGTTGTTATCTTTCGCAGGAACGAACCAAGTTTTGTTAGACAAGATAGGTTTTTATACAGAATACACTAGTGTTACAAGTAACGCAAACTTTAAAGTTATGAGATGGAAATCAGTTAGATTTACTCCAGGATATAACGGCGCAACGTTTGACGAATTCTACAATGATTTGGGATTGAATTCTCAAAGTAAAATATGGGTAGACGAATATCCTGGAATCAATGATTGGGCAGTTCTGAATAGAACCGCGGTTGGCAATCTTGAGATTATTAATAGAAAAGCAAATGAAGTAGATGTTAGCAATGTTAAAAGAGTTATTACATCTGACGGTGACGACCATACAATTTATACACTGTATGATCCATTAAACTTAAAATTACCTGGTAATGTCATGAAAGATATTGACTACGTAGATTGGAATGATCCTTCTAAGTATGATGAATATCTAAGTAATGATCTATGGTTAGAAGAACATTTAGGTGAAATTTGGTGGGATACCACTAACACACGTTTTTATAGATACAATGATTATGGTGATGCAAATGGTAATATATTAGTTGATTATGCAATGCGTAACTGGGGTAAAATTGTTGATGGTTCTGTAGTTGATGTCAAGCAATGGGTTAAGAACGATAGACTTCCTGTAGGTATTACTTGGTTTAATCAAGAAAGAGAATGGGATCCAGTTAAGAATAAAGAAGTAACAACATTTTATTATTGGACTTCAATTGGTACATTGCCTAGATATGAAAAAGAATTCAGCACTGATGAAATTAAAATGATTATTGAGACTGGTCAAATTAAAAACAAATTTATACCAATTGATAATAATACTATAATTATTAATTATAACAAACTTACAAAAAATGACGTAATAACAGTAACAACTGAATATAGTATTGCGTCAAACAATCAAGATAGTCACAATGACTGGGAACTGTTATCACGTGAATCTACAAAGCCTATAATGTCTGAATATTTGGAAGATTTTAAAAATAGCATTGCAGATTCTAAAATTGAAAATTTAAAACAAATTATAATTGATTATCCAGATTTAGACAACGATGGTGTGTTACTTTCAATTGATTTCTTACTTGACCTTGCGCCAAATGATCTTGCAATTTCAGTTAATAATGAGTTCTTAGAACTTACAAACTTTAGTTTAAACGGTACTGAATTGAGAATCAATAACACTTTTAATGTTATATTAGGTGATGTTATTAGAGTTTATAAAGTGGGCACGATATCTAATTCTTGGTATAGCAATCTAACGAATGCTAGAAGTAACTTCGCATCAATTGTCAACACAAGATTGAACACTACGTTACTAGAAACAGAATACCCCTTCTATGGGGATTACATTAAATTAAACCACTACATTTTCAATTCAATTAATTGGTATAAACATCCAGATTACAAAGAAATAACTCAATTTGAATACCTAAGTAATACTAGAGATATTGATATGATTAGTATGTTTAATTCTGGTATACGTTCTTTTGGAGTAGTAAACCCTGAGTATGAAGAAGTTTACTTTGGTTATGGTTCGCCTGAAGAAATTACTATGGTTAACAAGATTAATGGTTCACTAAATGTAGATTTTAATAATATTGTAATGCCCGGTCAGACAGGAAATTCTGATGAGATTGCAACATATTATACAAATGTTATAAATGTACAAGTACACGAATTTATTAATATGTTGTTCTCATACTCGGAAAATAAAGTTATCAAAGACCTATTTTTTGATATGTTATCATATATGTATACTGAAAAAGAACATCCTGAGTGGTTGTTCAAAACAAGTTATATTGACTTAATTTTAATGAACAAACCATTAAGACAATATGCAATATATCAGCATGATACATTCACTGATACTATTGAATATGTTATGGAAGCAAAACCATATCATGTTAAACTTAGAAACACTGATAGAATTTATCCGTTAAGTGAAACTGTTAACACTGATGTAGACACTTTACACCATATGAATTTAAAAATTGATTTAGGTGGTGATTATAGTAGATACAATTATAATACATATGATGGTGGTATTGCACCAGATGATGAGCATCCAAATATATCTGATGGTAGATACGAGCAAGGTGCATTATTACGTCATCCATACGAAGTTACAGCAGACAAAGGTGGTATCGATACTGGCTTTGTAGATAGTAGAGTTTTAGAGTCTGCAATTGTAAGAGTGGATGATTATGATTCAAGTATTGTTGGCGGTATAGGTTCTGCTGTGATTGACAAGCGTTCATTTATAGTGTATGATAGACTTGGACGCGGTCACTTTATGCATAGTGTTGATACTGATACAGTTGTTGCAGTAACAAATGAACACGGTTATAGAAATATTGAGATTGCAGATGAAACAAAGTTTAGATATGCTGCTGCAAATACTGTACATCTAATTATAGTTGAAAATACTGACAAAAAATTAGAGTTTATGCATTACAACAAAAAAGATGGAAGTGTATTACAAATCAATGAACGTGGATTATTTAACGGTACAAGCCTAGATATTCAAGTTGGTGATACTGTGCATATAGTATCAACCATCGAAACAATACAGTTTATGGCGGAACAAGCAGATAAGCACAAAATATAATACCTATATAACTAAAATGATAAATACTTTAAGTTCTGATATAATAAAGAAGAGAGACCGAAATGTTTAATGATGATGTAACATCCCAGATAATTGGCAAAGTTAAAATATATGATAAAGATACTGGCAAGGTACTCCTAGAAAAAAAGAACGCCATTCACCCGGGTAATATGGCTTATATTCTTGCTAGTGCTCTAGCAGGTAAACCAACTAGTGTTAACTCTGCTGGTGCCCCTCCTATTGTAAATTGGATGGCATTTGGTAATGGTGGCAGTAATTCTACTACCACATTAGAATATCGTGCACCTAGAGTTTTTGGAAACTATGACCAACTTCCTATAACTTCAAGTAATTCAACGTTATATTCAAAATCATATGAACAAGAGACTATTAATACAGTTTACTATGCAGGTGAAGCGATGGATAGTAATGAATCAGTCCCAGCAAATACTGCCAAGATTGTATGTTCAGTTGAAGTAAATCATACTGCATATGAAAACGCAGTTAAGTCAGTTGATCCCAGTTTAAATTTACCCGAAAGTGATAGTTCACCAGATATGCTAAGTTTGAATGCTTTTACAATTGATGAAATAGGTCTTATGGCAGGGGTGACTAGCAATGGCGAGATGGAAGAATCAAAAACAACAATGCTAACACACGTTACATTTCATCCTGTTTTGCTATCAGCAAATAGAACAATTATTATCGACTATACCATAACAATTCAAGTAAATTAAGGAGTGGTGAATGTCCCCGCAAAGTTATCCTATTAGTAGCCAATTCACATCTGATGATTTCAATTTATTAGTAAATGACATTAATGAAATTGTTGGTATTGGCGCAGGTGATGCTGGCTATGGTCAAAATCAACTTTTTGTTAATCATGTTAATAAAGGCCAGAAGTTAATGAAGAAAAATTGGATAGAACTTTTTTATGCAATGATTTTTTCAGCAGCACATCAGGGAACAGCACTTACAACACCTAATAGCATATTCGAAGGCTCTTTTGAAACACTTGATGATATAATTTATTATATTGATACTATTCGTGCAGATATAACCAATATCAGAGAAAATAAACTAAATTCTAATATTGGTAAAATGTCACTACAGAATAACGTGTCAAGCATACTACAGACATATGGTAATCCTAATGATATATCAGATCCAGATATGATATGGAGCACTGTGAATATTGGCAAGAACATGATATTTAAAACTTCATTTGCTAACGATGATGCACGAAGATGGCATTTTAACACAGGCGGTGATATTAGAATTTCTGCAGAATTATTGATAGATAGTGCACTATTATATATTCCTAGTATTGCTTGGAATAATCTTTTCAACTCAATCGGTGTTGTGATCATTAAACATTCCGAAACAGTTTCGTCTAATCAGATTGGTACCCCTGGTCCGGGATTTACAGGACTAACTTCAGACTGGCAAACTATTTATACACGTGTGTATTCAGAACTAGAAAGTCCAAGTTTCTTTGGTAATTCAGTTACGATTTATGCAAAACTTTCAGATGATGGTTGTATAGAAATAGATGTGACATTAACTAATTGTGACACAAATGATAACAATAATGGATATAATGAATACAGTGAATACAGTGAATATTATTGCGGTGCTGGTGTATTAGAAACTGATCCAATAGGAACCACAAATGGCAAATATGTATATGGCGAACTATCTGTTAAAATTTCACAAAAAAGAGCAGATGATGCACACAGTAGTAATTTGGGAGTTGTTACTGAAATGCCAATTTATAGCATACTATCTTATATCTCAGAAATAAACAGTTAATTATTTTAAATTTGTATTGACATTTTAACCTTGTTATGCTATCATTGATGGTATTAATATGGTGGAATTATGCAATGGATGATTTAGAAGATATATTATCGTATAGAAATACGATGCGAACATTTAACCTAAATAAAAAGGTTATGCAAGATAAAGTTTCTAGTATTCTAATACATCATGAAAATGGTGGATCGTTTGATATAACTCAGGAACTTATTGGGTTCTTAAACTACGCAGTACAAAATAATAAGACAAGTATCGTTGTTCTTGATAGGAATAATTTACCTATAAAAATAAATGATATTAGTAAATTATTGGAAACTATATCTAGTAAATATTTTGAAGCAATCAATGACTTTTATATACAGTATGAACAATTGCGTAGTTCATCTAATATTAAGGTAGCATTAGAAATATAATGAATGGTATAATAATATTTTCACACAATAATGGATATATTGATTATGTAAAGATAGCTTGTGCAAGTGCAGGCTATGCTAGAAGAAATTTGTCTGGATTTGATGAAATATGTTTAATTACAGATGATGAATCATTATCAGATAATCAAGAATTAGTTGATATGTATTTTGATAGAGTTATAAAAATACCAGTCCCCAAAGATTCTACTATGCGTATGTATCATGATACTCACAGTAATAAAGAACCAGCCAAATTTATCAATACCAATAGAGGCAATGTATATGACTTATCGCCATATGATGAAACTCTAGTAATCGATTGTGATTACTTTGTCATGTCAAATGTATTAGATGGTGTATGGGGAAGTAAAAATGATTTTATGATTACTAAACATTACACTGATATTAGTAATGATGCTAAAAATGATATTACTAAAATATCCAGTACTAGTATCGATATGTATTGGGCAACAATACTTTATTTTCGAAAGAGTAAATTTTCAGAAACATTATTTAAATTGGTTGATATCATAAAAAATAATTGGCAGTGGTATTATATCAGATACTCATGTAATACAAAGTTATACAGAAATGATCATACATTTTCAATCGCATTGCATATTATTACCAATGGTAGTAATGATACTGTACCGGAATTGCCCGTGTATCGATTAATGAATAGTTTTGACACAGATAAAATTTTTAGAATTGATGGTCCTGCTAATATATTAATGTTAACTGCGATGAATAAAAAATCTCAAAACATGGTCAGACTTCAACAATCTGATTTGCATATTATGAACAAACAAAGTATTCTGAATCATATAGATAATTTCTTTGAATACGGTGAATGTAAATGAGTAATGGTTATATTATAATTGCACAAAATACAGATGTTGATTATTTACGTATGGCATATGCGTTAGCGTTAAGTATTAAAGCAACACAGCATGAGAATTCTGTATGTTTGTGTGTTGATGATAAAACAAACGACAGATTAGAACAAAAGCATTTTGATGTATTTGATTACATTGTTGATATACCCTGGGATGATGATGCTGTATCTTCTAAATGGAAAATAGAAAACAAATGGAAGTATATTCATATGTCACCATTTGACCAAACTATTATACTTGATTCAGACCAGTTGTTCACTGCATCAGTTGATCATTGGTGGGATATTTTAAACAAATATGATGTGTGCTTATGTTCAAACCCAAGAACATTTAGAGACCAACCCATAACAAGTGATTACTATCGTAAAAAGTTTACATCGTGTGATTTACCTGATGTATATAGTAATTTTACTTACTTTAACAAATCTACAAAGTCATTCAGTTATTTTCGTTTAGTACAAGATATTATGGAAAACTGGAACTATTATTATACTAGATTTTTGAATGACCGCGGGCAGGATTGGATAAGTGCTGATGTTGCATTTTCTCTTGCTGCGAAGTTGTTCCCAATAGATTGTATTGATACTAACATTAAAGTGCTTAAATTTATACATATGAAAAGTTATGTACAAAATATACCAAAAACAGGTATAACCTCTAACTGGAATAAAACATTACCAAGTTATGTAACTGATGATTTAAGAATTTTCATTAATAACCAAGAACTATTATTACCATTTCATTATGTAGAAAAGGATTGGCTAACAGATAATATTATCAAAAAGTATGAGGACATTGTATGTTTGAGTGCGTAAATAATTCAGATGATGATTGTAAGATAGTATATTTTGATGTTACTGGAAACATCCAATCAATCGAAAACCGTATTATACAAGATAGTAAAAACATGTATGCGTATTTTAAAACATCTGATATTAGTATTTTCTTAGATGGGAGTACGAATGTCGATGACTATCATATCATTTATAAAAAAGATACAGTTAGTTACCAGATCATTCGGAAAGATAGTAAAAAACTTATATCTATAAAAAATAATTTTATAAAAAAATTAGAAATAGATGATGAGCCTACAATTATGATTAACATTACATGCGGAGGATTTTCATTTCAATTAGTTGAAGATATTTTAGGTCAGACTGAGTTGTTAAAAAGACTTAATCAAAATTTTCACATTACATTATTTGATGAACCAGATTTTATTATTGACACAATAAATTTAAACTATGAAAATTTAATTTCAGGTGAAAAATATGTAATTAACTACCGACATAAATATAAAAAGATAAGTATGTATATAACACAAGAATTATTAAAAACTTATTCATTAGAGGATAAAAGAATAGTATGACTACGATTACAATAAAACACTTAGATATATTTTATCTCAGTTATGATGAGCCTAATAAAGAAGAGCATTATGCTGATTTATTAGAAAAATATCCACAGGCAAAACGTATTGATGGTATTAAAGGATTTGATAATGCACACAAAGCCTGTGCACGTGCAAGTAGTACAGACAGATTTATAACTATAGATGGTGATAATATTGTTGACAAAAAATTCTTTGATCTTGTATTGAATTTTCCAGATAATACAGATTTAAGTCGCAGTGTCATATCCTGGGGTGCAAAGAATTTAACAAACGGTTTAGTATATGGCAATGGTGGTATTAAGTGTTGGCCTGTTCAACTTGTATTAGATATGAAGACACACGAAAATGCAGATAATGAAACTAAGAAACTAGATTTCTGCTGGGACTTGGATTACAAGCAAATGAATAATACTTATTCAATGATATTCAACAGTGGATCTCCATTTCAAGCGTTTCGTAGCGGATTTCGAGAAGGTGTTAAGATGTCTCTGGATGAAGGCAACATTATTGATCCCTCTGAATTTAAAACTAAAGTTTGGCCAAAGAATTATCATAGATTACTAACTTGGTGTAATATTGGAGCAGATATAGAAAATGGGCTATGGTCAATATACGGAGCACGATTGGGGTGTTATAATATAAACTTTGATGGTAATTTTACTGCTGAAAGTATTAGTGACTATGATTGGTTTAAATCTTATTTTCATAATGAAATATATCAACAGTTTGTGTCTGACAGTCAGATTGATATAGACTTGTTATATGATAAGACATTAGAAGTGGGAGATAGTCTTGTAGATAAGTTGGGAATGGAATTATGTGATCCAACAGTAGAAATGTCAAACTTCTTTAAATTAGTATACATAAATCCCAAACGTGTGGGAAATCCATTGGCAACTGAAAAATCAACCGGTTGGGATAGATAAAAATATAACCTAGGAGGTAATTATGGTTAAGAAAATAAGATTGTTAGACGCCCCTGTAGATGAGGTTCAAGAAAGTAACAAAGAATTTAATGCTGAAATTTTAGAACTTGCAAAGACTATGGATTGGAAGTTATGGGAAATATTACAATCGGTAAAACGTTTGGAAGATCAAATGGATAATAAAATGGATAAAGGTAAATAAATGCCCTTAGGACCACAAGACTTTTATAACCGACTAGACCATCATCATGCAGAGTGCAAAGATTGGGTAGTTGTGAATTGGAATTTGGGCAATATGTGCAATTTTACTTGTTCATATTGTCCTAGTATACTAAATGATGGTAGTTTTGGATGGAATGATTTTGAAATTATTCGGGAATTCATTGATGCTACAGTAGAACATTATTCCCCTCGTAAAGTATATTTCGAATTTACTGGAGGAGAAGTAACCTTGTGGAAAGATTTTATTAAGTGTGCTGAATATATTAAATCCATTGGACACGACATTGGATTTATCAGTAATGGAAGTCGTACCTTACGGTGGTGGGAAAAGAACAAAGAGAAATTCGATCATGTTTGCTTAAGCTTTCATCCAGAAGAAGGTGATGCAGAGCATTTTCTTAACGTAGTTAAGATTATGAGTGAACAATGTCGCACACACGTAAACATAATGATGCATTATGATCCGGAAATATGGCCAGTCTGCCAAGACCTTGCGGAAACTGTTATTAGTATTCCTAATATTAGCCTTGCTTTGCAACCGTTAATTATAGATTTTGGCGAAACACTTTATACTTATACTGATTCACAAATAGAATACATCGACAGACAATGGCATGATCTAGCAAGTAATATAGAACACACCAAAACTTGGCCTATATATCGTGGCAGTATGCAAATGCATGATGATGTTAACAATTTAAGTGAAAATAGTAGTGCCCATCGTTTTATTAATGATAAGACAAATAACTGGAAAGGTTGGTTGTGTTGGAGTGGAATAGAACAGATTGTAGTAGACTTTGACGGTAGTGTGATGATTGGCTGGTGTAGAGTGGGCGGAACTCTTGGTAATATGAAGTTACCAAAGAATATCAAATGGCCAACAAAACCGGTGATGTGTACAAAAAGTATGTGCCATTGTAACTTTGATATTATGAGTAAGAAGGTGCTTCCTAAAAATAGATATGAGGTCTTAGAAGATGCCGATTAAATCAGATCCTCGGATACCATTAGATAATAAACAACTACGTGTATATGATACAAATGGTAAGTTTATTAGAATGAGTGTAGATGAAGCTATTGCAAGAGAACATAACAAATGGAAAGGATGGCAGTGTAGCGCAGGAGTACGTGGACTTTATATAGATTATGATGGTAATATATGGAATGGCAACTGCGCAAGTAGTCATAGAAATAGTACCGCACATCATGATACAACTGTTGAAGGCTGGAGAGTTGAACGTGAAAGAATATTTGGTTCTTACCCTCACATTGAATGGTATAATGAAAATACGATAGGTGGCTGGCCGTTACCTAAGAATGGCTGGGAAACATGTGAACAGCATATTAAACTACAAGATGCGTTGAAAGAAGCAGAAGAAACTTTTTTTAAAAATTTAGGAAAGAATATTCAAAAAGATAATATTGATACAACTGCAAGTGCATGGAAATGGGAAAGTACATTAGATGACATACCAAAAAATTGGGGATTGTTAGGCAATATTCGTGAAGGTATTGACATACCTGAAAATTATACAGTTTGT